TAGCATTGAGACGAGACTTCGTGGTTTTTGTTTTATACCCACAAGTGTAAAGTTCAAGGGAAGTTTCAAGAATCGTTGCGATATGATTGCCGTGCAGATACACATAACTTGCCTCACGTTCGGGAGAATAGAGTACCTCAGTGTTGTCAGATTTCCAATTCTCGCTGTTGAGAATTGCTTTGTTCATTTGACGTTCGATGATTCGCATGGTTGGGGATTTCAGTGGTTATACTACTGATGCAGTTTCAGGGGCCCAGTAACTTTATCTCACCAAGGAGTTGTGATACCGTCTTTCGTATTCAGGTTAGAAGTATTGACAGCGATTGCAGATTCCATGATTACTTCTTTCGTTTTCATCAGTACATAATCACAATCATTCTGCAGTTCTTCCTTATACTTTTCAGCAGCAGATTTGCAATCAAACAGTTTCAGAGTGTCGAAAACTTCTCCTTCATACTGATAACCGCCGATGACAGCATAGACTTGAGAGGTTTGCATTTGGTTGGGGGTTGTGCTTACATTACTGATGCAGTTTGAGGGGCCCAATTTCAGTTAGAGTCTGATGATAAAATGTCAGCAGTTGTATGAAGTACGGTAGCAGTAGCATAACGAACTGATGGCGAAAAGATGATACCAACAATGAAAAGTAGGGCAATCAGTTTCACTTTGTCAGGTGATTTGAATGTGAGAATCTTGTGAGACATTTATGTTCAGTAAGATACAATTTAGAAAATCTCAGTTTTCTACACTTACCCAGTCACCTTCGATGTCACAAAACTCCAAAAGAAAGTAATCGAGATTGACACCTTCGATAGCAGCATATTGTACGTGTTCTTGAAATTGTTCGGGAGTGAGAATGAAGAATTGTGTCTGAATCATCATGATAAATCAGTCGAAACGGGAAGAAGTCCAACCATCATGAAAACCTTCATAGTGCCTCACAGATTTGGCAATTCCATTCTCATCAAATGCAAATTGCACCATCTTCATGTCATCATAGATGCTGTACTGTGTGACAACTTTAGGAGCATAATTGCCATTCTCATCCCATGCGCCACGCTCAGATTGCGATTCTACGATGTGATAGAGTTTGCCAGTATCAGGCGAAGTGTAAGTGGTTTGCATTTGACAGTTGTTCATACTATAGGCACACTTTCAGGGGCCCGATAACCATCAGAGAAGATTGCGTCCGAATTGTCCACACAAATAGAATGCCATACCTTTATCCTTAAGCGTCACACCTGCAAACTTCAGTGGCACATAGCGTCCGTTAGTTTTAGATGCTTTTGTGCGAATCTGCAGAAGTCCGTTAGGTCCAGTGATAGTATTCAGTTCGCTTTCAGTATCAAATGCGCGGCGAATCTTGTCGCAAATGTAATCATAATCCTCACGCAGTTCCTGATAATGTTCGGGGTGAGTTTCCTCATTCAGAATCTCACATCCCACATAATCGTTGTCGCGAGTGAAACCAACATATAGAGTTTGTTGTAGTTTCTGTCCAACCTTGCTATCATCAAAAGACACAGAATCTTCGATGATTTCAGATAGACAATGCTTCAACTGTGTGGCAGCAATCGACTCACCAACAGTGAAAGTCTTAATCTCGCCATCCTCAAGATCTTTCAGGTCGGAAGAGTTAGGAACGCCGAGAACAGTTTCTAACAGTTGACCCCGTGCGCCTTTGTTCTTGCCAGGTTTCTCAAATACACCGAAATCAGTTACTTTGAGTTTGGCAAATACTTCGTTTGTAGTAAGTTTTTGCATTGTGGTGGTGGTGCTCATACTACTGCCGCACTTTCAGGGGCCCAATAACTGTTACTCATCACCGAAGTTGTTGGCAAGAAAGTCCTCAAGTTCATCAAGTTTAGATTCACTTAAGTTCCAAACATACTCGCTGATGATTGTATCAAGAAGGTCAGAATCTTCGCGGCATTTTTCTTTCAAAAACCACTCAAGTTCAGTGAGTTTGTTTTTACTTTCAGACATAGGATTAGGAAGTGAAATCACCAGTTTATCATGACAGCTTTGTTACCAAGTTTGTTTTGTTCGTCTACAATCTCCATCGCATGATTGTATGTCTTGACGGAGATGTAACGTGCTTTACCTTTAGTCTCTGGGAACAATCCCAGTTTGTCAATGATACGAACTGTGTTAGAGTGTTTCATTTCAGAATGATACGATAATCAATGGATTTGATACACCAACCAGTGGCACATGTAATTTCTTCTATTAGGTCATCTTCATCATCTGCTTCCCAAATCATACCGATAGTGTCGGCAGTGATGTTATCATAATGATGTTGAGTGAACTCATCATCACCATCAAAATCAAACTCAATTTCAGTAACTTGGAATTGCATAATCAGCAGCGATTTGGGTTAGTTTGGCAGAATTGTTCGGCACGTTCTTCCTGTTGTGGATTTACTGTTGCAAATGCACTCGGAATAGTCGCGAAGATGATTAGAAAGGAAAGAAAGAATCGCATCAGGGAAGAATACAGAAAGTACCACAATACCGACGAACCCAGTTTAGAGTTTCATGGTAAGATGTGCGGGGATTGCTCATCTCCATTGTCGAACCATTGCGGGGATTGTGTGCGACAGCAACGTAGAGATTGTCGCACTCTTTATCAGTAATCTGCTCAATCCACATTTGGTTGACTTTACCTTCCTTCCAGTTTGTGTGGTAGGAGTAGACTTCAGAAACAATCATCGGTTGGGTTGTGCTCATACTATAGACGCACTTTCAGGGGCCCAGTAACTTTCACCAAGTCCCACGCTGAACATGAATCTTGCGAATCTCCTGATAGATAAACCTTTTCAGTTTGTCGTCTGTGGTATTATCAAACGCATAATACAGACGATTCAAATACTCATCTTGTGTGGGACATTTGACTACATCAGCAGCAGTCATTCCAAGTTCATTGAGTGTAGAACCTGCAGAAACTTTGTTCCTACCGAAGTTCCCAGAAATGCGACCAGTTGTTCTAAACTTGGTCTTGATTTTGGAGAGGTTAGAGTAAGTCATTTGATTATAACTTCAGTGTGAGGGTTGTAGGTGCATTTCCAACTGAAACCATCATCACCAGTGCTCATTCTTTCGCTCCAAACTCCACCATTTGCAAAACATTCTGCCTTGCTATGATGATAATCTGCACTATAAAGAAAAAGAGCACCAATTACAATTCCAATCACTAATAGGGTTGAAAGAATGTTAGAAACCAGTTGTTGAGTTTGATAGTTCATAATCAAACCTCTTCACGCATTTTGAGAAGTTCTCTACGAAGTTCGCCACCTTCATAGGCAAGAAGACCCGTGGTTTCAATCATGTTATACCATCCTTCATCTTGGTGATACTCAATCAGGGCAACTAGAGCATCAATTTGTGTGGTTGTTAAAGTCATAATCACTTCACAGAGTTGCGAGGGTTAATGTCAATCAATCGGTCAAGTGCATCACCAATAGTAGAGCGGGTTTGCTCATCCTTCAGTGATACTTTCTCATACACTTCGTAGAGGGAAGTGTAAATGTCATCCCATTGAGTTTGTGTCATACATTCTCATCTCCCATGTCAAGAGAACAATTTGAGTAACCTTCATCGTATCCATTATCATAACCCTCATCATACATCGCTCGGGCAAACTCAAGAATAAGAGAAGGAGTTACTTTCCAGTCTTTAATGTCATCTTCATCACGACAACAGAACTTATAATTTTCAGCAAGTTGTAGGATTTGTTCGTTAGTCATCATCAGTCAACAACAGAGTAACAAGCAACCCAGGAAGGAACCCCAGAGAGTGATAGCGAACCATTGCGGGCATCGCAATAGTCTTGCGCGTCATCTTCAGAGTAGAAAGGTCCAATGTACTCTGGAGAATCCAGAGCGTTGGAATCAAAGCGGACGGTGAAAGTGTTTCTCATACTATAGACGCAGTTTCAGGGGCCCAGTATCAGTAACCGTTCATAAAGTCAGCAAGTGCTTCCTGATACTGTTCTTCAGTGTGATAGGTTCGAGCACCAATCGTCAGAGGAAAAGTACGCTTCGGAGCAGAAGCTTTAGGCAGGTCACGACCTTTAGCAAGAACCTGTTGAGTGTAGGGATTGGAGTTGTAGTTAGTGTTCATACTATAGACGCAGTTTCAGGGGCCCAATAACTTTAACGGAAACTCACATTGACACCAACAACTTTTGCTTTAGGATTGCGTGCCAGTGCAGTCTCACGGGCATCTTTAGGGTTGGTTGCTTGTACTTCTTCCTTAAAGACTTTACCACCAATGTAGAGGTCAACGATGTATTTCATGATTTTGTGTAATGATTAAAAAGTGTGAAAATGTTCTCAACGAGCGTACAAATAGCCGCCGCTCCAATCACAATTCGCAAGAACATGCTCGCGGTCAGTGATAACTCGCAGGTCGTACCTTACACCCTTTGCAGGTGCTTTCCACGATGCTGATTTATACATTTGACCCGTTTGTTTGTCAATGAAGCAATGAACGGAGCGGGAACCTCCACCATCAACAAAGATAACTTTATGATACTTTTTGCCAGTTTCAATCACATAATCAATGGGACAATCACCATTCTTGAGTTCATCAATCTTCTGCTGATGATACTGTGACTGAACCGAATCGGTAGTGTCGTAGGTATAGTTGAAGTTCTCAATCGCTCGCTGATGTCCGCGAACAGCATACTGAATGTAGTTGTGCTTCAGTGCTTCAATCAGCATTTGAGTATGCTTCAGCACCGAATCTGCGATAGTTTGTTGTGCTTGTGCTTGCATGGTGGTGGTTGTCATACTATAGACGCAGTTTCAGGGGCCCAGTAGTTTCAAACCGACAGATTGTATTTACTATACAAAATGTCCCTCACAAGTTCGCGGTCTATACTATCACCACAGAACTCTCTTCCTTTGATTTTAGAAATACGAATAACATCGTTGGTTGCTTTACGCACTATGGTACGATTTGCACCCATAGGATAGATGCCATCAGGACCATAGAACGACATTACATAACCGATGAAATCGTTGATAAACTCTTTAGAAAAAGTTGCGGTCATTTCAATGTCACCAATCTTTTGCGAGAGTAAAATTCAAATGACTAAATTGATGACGGTCAACAATCTTGTAGGAACCAAACTTGTTGTGCATCACATAACCTTCGTGCTCGCTCTCATCATCACCAATCTTACACGAAATGCTATCGTCAGTGTGAATGAAGAAGAACAAATCTACCTTGATAGATGCAACCAACTTCCAAAGCCGCATCAGGTTCACATCAACATCATAATTTTCTGCAATTTCATGCTCGTCCACCTCCTTACCCTCGCGGATGTAGGAATTGATGACTTTTTTGAGTTCTTTTGCTTGTTTATCACTCACAAACTCACACAACGTTGACATTTGCTTGGCAAACTTACAAACGTCCTCAATGTCCTCACGATACGGACAGATAGACACGTCAGGACGCACAAACTTGCAATCCTTCGTGCTAATCAAATCACCTTCCAGTGGATGTGCTACCATCTCTGGAAGATAGTCGCCAGTGTAATAGGTATGAGGAGCAATGATAATCTCCTCACGCACAATCTCAGGAAACTTGTAGGTGATGGTGTTAGGTTTGAAAGTATCCAATCCTTTACCAAAACCAATCCAATCACCTTGGAATACACCTTCAGTTTTAGGCAGAAACTCAAGGCAATAGATGAGGATTTGCGTTACACGCGGCTGTCCACCAAAATGAGTGAAGATGTCATCTTCATTGTAACACAGGCGAATCTTTTGCTTGTTAAATGCAGCTTTGGTACAGACAAAAAACTCACCATTCTGTGGATTTGTACCCCACACAATCGCAGGAGCACCATCAATTTTTACACTGATGTTGCTGTCGCTTTCATACATCCAATCCAACACTGATAGGTCACCAGTCAGGATGCTATCTTCAGGGTGTTCAATATGCTTGTTCTGCATTTGATTGTTGCTCATACTATAGACGCAGTTTCAGGGGCCCAGTTAGATTGACAATAAAAAAGACACCGTTATGGTGTCTCGAATGATTATCAAACTGTCACACGACGTGCAAACAGTTGCTGATACTTTTCAGTAACATAATCAACCGACTGCTTCACATAAGGAGCAACAGTTTGAGTAAACTTCACCACATCTTCACGAAGTTTGTTGACTTCATACTGGTGAATCTCCCAACGAACCTTAATGTCTGCAATGTATTGCTCGCGAGTGATAAGAATCTCAGGAACTTTCACTTCGTTAGCAACAACAACAGCATCAGCGGTTTGTTTGCGAGTGCGAGGCATAGAGTAGGTGCGTCTTACACTATAGAGACACTTTCAGGGGCCCAGTATCAATCAATAGGCAACTGTGCTACACTCTTACCTTTCTTGTGGTCTGAGATATACTTTCGCGCAGAACTTTCAGTCCTACAAACTTTCTCAAGTTGCTGTCCTTGATGAATGATAATGTATCCTTTCTTACCATAAGGAATTGCTGCATATTCATCATTTTTGCCGACTGTAAATCCTTCTGTCATTTAATACACCGCGATGAGTTCATTTGCTTTCTTTCGACTGCTACCTTTTGCAGCAACAGTTCTTGTCACTTGAATCGTATAAATTGTAGCGTTCTTGTATAGTTCTCGTGTAATGGGAACATCATGATTTGACACAATTACTTTGATACCTTTTGAGGCAAGAGATTCTGCAAGTTGTGCTAATTGAACTTGTTGGTCATGAGTAAATCCATCCGTTGCATAGCTTGTAAAGTTTGCAGTGTCTGAAGCAGGAACATATGGAGGGTCAAAGTATACAACATCACCACTCTCAAGGTCCTCATAAAGAGATGAATCTTCAAAGGAAAGTGATGTAAACCTCACCAGTTTTTTTGTGAGAAAGAACAATCGAAAGTTGTGCATCTCTTCCGATGGACAACATGGTTTATCATACTTCCCGAAAGGAACATTAAACATTCCCTTGCTATTGTATCGGGACAAACCATTAAAACAATGACGGTTCAGATAAATGAACAACCTTGCTCTTTCTTTAGGGTCAACTGCATGATTGAAGTGCTCTCGCAGTTCCAAATATGCTCCCTTAGTATTATTCTCAGGAGTGAAGAGTTCCTTACAGTATGCTATGAAGCTATCATCATTTGGATTCACTAAATTTCGATAAATTGCAACCAAATCTTTGTTCACATCATTCAGAATGTATTGCTCTGCTGGTGTGTTCAATGCCACAGAAAGACTGCCTCCAAATGGTTCACAATACCTTTTTGGATTACCAATATGTGGAGCAAGATGAGGCAGAACCCTATACTTATTCCCTGCCCATTTTAGAAATGGTTTGTTCATGAATACGTGCGAAATCCTTGTCATTCTAGTTCACATTTGAGAAAAAGTCCAGAGGCAATGTTAGACTTTCAAAAAAATCAGCAATTTGGTTGCGATGGATGGGTTCTAGGTCGCTTGCAGCAGAATTGCAAGAAAATCAGGGTTTTACCCCTGATGGCCACTGGGTTCTCAGCGGGTCTCAATGCCGACCCCTGCAGCGGGCACAAAAAAAGGGGGGCAGTGCCCCTAGAGTATAAAGTTATGGGATAGGATTAGCGGCGAACCACGCTCACCGCTGCCTCACCTTTCTCAAACACAGTGTCAACGACTGCCTGCACTGAGCGAGCGGTGGCAATACCAACTGCGCTGTAAACTGGAATACACACAAGACCGAACGATTTGGTGTATTGTCCGAGTGCGCCAGGTTTGATAGTACCAGAGCGCAACTTAGCAGCATCATCGTGATGCAGACGAATCACACGACCGATAGTCTGACTGATGCCAATGTAGTCCATGTTACGCATAAACAACACTGCCTCAAGTCCGCTGACATTGATACCCTCAGAGAGAATGCTGTGATGTAGCACAACGAACTTCTTAGAGTTATCCTTACCCCATGCGCTCAGAGTGTCAAAAAAGACCTCACGGTTGACCTTCTTGCCATCAATCACAGCGCCCGTCTTGGCAGTGATAAACATCCAGGAATAGCCGCGCTGCGCCAACTCGGAGCAGAACTCGGTTTCTGATACTAGGGAAACAATCTGTTTGGTTGCCTTAGCACAAATCAGAATCTTACCGACATTGTTCTCATCAATCGTTTCCAGCAGATTCTCTGCATCGCGGTCGAAGTTGGTCTGCTTACCCTTCACCATCGGAAGTTGCTTGACGACAACTTTAGGGGGAACAATGTAACCGCCTTCGACAAGTTCAGGAGCAGGAACTTTGCAGATAACCTGACCGTAAACCTCAGAGAGATTCATGCCTGGTTTACCCACAGCAAGCGAATGTTTGGGCGTTGCAGTGAAGAAATAGCAGCGTCGTGCATTAGCAGCGAAGTGCTCCGTTGCAGGGAAAAAGTGACGCTGAACGCTGTTATGTGCCTCATCAAAGTAGATAGTATCCACATCAATTCCAGTCTGCTCCAGGCGCGACAGGGAGTGATAGGTTGTTACAATCAACTTGTGACGGGAGTTATTGTTCTCCACCCACTGACGAATCAGACCAGGACGAGTAGTAGATTCGTGATGAGTTTCACCACTGTGAATGTGAAGAACTGCAGCGTTGGTGATGAACTCCAGGAACTCAGAAGAGAGCTGCTCTGCCAGAAGAATACGGGGAGCAACAATCACAATGGTCTGAGGAGTTTCAGACTGCAACTCGCGCAGAGCATCGTAAATCATCTTCAGAGTCTTGCCGCCACCAGTAGGAACAATCACTTGACCTTTGTTGTGCTTCTGCATAGCAGCAACAGCACGTTCTTGGTGGGGGCGGAGTTGGATTTGCATTTGATTCATCATATATTACAGAGGCACTTTGAGGGGCCCAATTAGTCCCCCTTCATTCCCATAAAAACTAGAATACCGATAACTACGGCAGCAGGAATAGCAATATACCAGTAAGTTACAAGCAAGTAAAGAACAAATCCAATACCTGCTAACCATACAAGTCCTTCACTATCTCCAGCACTAAAGGAAGAACCTTCAGACCTAACTTCTCTCAGATTTGTGATTTGTTCTGCACCATAAACACGTTGCAGTTGTTCTTTTGCACCTACAGATGTTGATGCTTGAACCTCAAGAGTTTGGCGTCCAGCACTAGACCCCAACCAACATTCAGCTCTCCAAGTTGCCATAATAATCAGTCTTTTTTAGAATAATAAGATGTTTAGAAGTTAATGTCAATCAACCGCCAAACATTTCATCAAACAACCAATCACCAGAACGCTCTCCATCTTCCCAGACTTTGTTAGCGTTTGCTTCAATCATTGCTTTTTCAATTTTCATATCAATCGGAGACACTGTGCTGTGCCAGGTTCCGTTACGGTCTTGCCAGAGCATTGTAAGAAAGTGTTGTGCTTATACTACAGGAGCACTTTCAGGGGCCCAGTAATATCAAGTATCAGGTCCAGTATATTTGTGCTTCAGTTCGGATTCTTTCTTCTTACCTGCTGCCTTGAGAACAATATCGCGGAGTTTCTGTTTGCCTGCTCTTACCAGTTGTTTCTTCTCTGCTTTGGTATATTTGCCCTTAATCATATGCTCTTCAGGTTTTCTTGAACTTGCAAACCTAGAATCACTTGCAGGTTTTGATGGTTTTGCTTCTGTCTTTTTCGAAAGAAGTTTTGTTGCTTGCTTCTCTACTTCTTTTGCTTTTGGTTTTGCTGCTGGTGCTGCTGCTCCAGATGCTTTAGCTGCTGCTCTTGCTTTAGCAGCAGCGCGACGTTCTGCTTTTACTTTTTCAGCATAAGACTGCTTAACTTCAGCACTTCCACGCTCTTTCTCTGGTTGCTGTTGTCTTTCTGCTGCAGTCTTCTGCTTACCAATATCTGCGCGTGGTTTATACTCAGAAGGGGCGGTCTTGCCACCGCCCACTCTCTTTGTTCTACGCTTTTCTGCTGCTGTTTTCTTACGCTCAGCACTGATGCGTCCCCCAGTTCCCATTGTTTTGATTTGGGAAGAACTCATTACATCAGCATCATAAGCTGCTTCTGCAATAAACATAAACTCCTGGAAGGTACGCATCGTGTGAGTAATAAACGCTTCTTGTTTATTTATATTTTAATCAGCATCTTTCAGTTTATCCTGAGCGGACTTACTAACCTTACAAACCAAGTCATTATCATAGAAATACTTAACACGTTCGCGGCGAGCAGTGAGAAGCAAATCATACTCTTCCTGTTGCTGCTTCGTGAACTTAAAATCTTGCTTGCGCCAAGCATCTTTCAGTTCGCGAATGTGGGGAAGAACGTTTACAGTGTCAGTCATTGATTCAGGATACAGGAGTTTCGGTTTCGGTTGCAGTTTCAGTAGACACTTGTTTAGGTGTCATCCGCAAATTGTAAGGACTATTGAAGAACCTGCGGAAAGAAGTAACAACAATAAGAAGCGTTGAAGCAACACCAACCAAACCAAGGAAGGTAACAGCATCACCACTGAAACTGTAAGTGTCGGGAGTCATAATCAGAAGTCGTAGTTAGAGTTAATCAGGCGTTGAAAAGTTTTGTCATCTTCATCTTCATCGAAGAGTTCATCATAAACTTCTTCAACGAAATCCGTGGGATAATACTCTTCGAGTTGAATGTCGTCGTAGTGATCCATTTTTCAGAATGAACGCTTACATTATAGGCGCACTTTCAGGGGCCCAGTTTAATTTCACTCAAACTCAAATGACCTATTCACCTTTCGTAGTGGTGGAGTTTGATACATTTCAGAGTTCACACCATCAATATAAACTTCTACCTTTGTCTCATCATTCCAATGTCGCACTACGCCAGCAATAATGAAAGCATTGGTAATCAAATAGGTTGCAAAAATAAAAGTTCGGATAAGAGCAATCTTATCCGATTCTTTGTCACATTTACTTGCTTTCTCCCCAATCGCTTTCGCCCACCATCTCCACAGGGTTTTCTTTTTCATATTTGGATTTTCTTTTTCGGACATACTTTAACTCCTGCCATTGTTGGTGATAACAAACCACAAGTAATCGTTCATTTCTATGTAGAGAGCAGTGCTGATAGTTTTCTTTATCTTTAGGACGGACAGATACTTCAATGGTAACATAATCAGTACACTTAAAGTACACCCAACCTCTAATGTGCTTCTTCCACTTCACATAGTCATTTACTTGCGGTTCGTAAGTCATACAAAGAACGCTTCTACTCCCTGATATTTAATAGGCATCGCAGTATAGTTTCTTGTGTCATCAAAGTCAACTTCTTTACCGACAGTTGAACTATTTACAGGACTATAGAACTTACACTTTTTGTAGTCGTAGAACCCCCAAATTGTACGGGTAGGTTTACCCATATTGTA